CGTAAGAATAAGAATGGCGGTAAGACCGTCTACTTGAACGGTGGCGACAACAAAAAACTCTACCTTCAACTCCCATTCATGCGTTCCCCATATGGACTCAGTGCGTTCACTGACGAAGGCACTGGACGCACTACTTATTCTCTTGACCTCAGCTTTGACTCTGATAATGCTGAAGCGATGGACCTTCATGACAAGTTGAAGGAGCTTGATGAACTCATCGTCAACACTGTCGCCGAGAACTCCAAGGAATGGCTCGGTAAGGAGTTCAATGTGGCGGTTCTCCGTGAAGCTCTCTACAAGCCAATTGTGCGCCCAGGTAAGGAGCCATATCCATCTACCCTCAAGCTTAAGATTGCCACTAAGCCGGATGGTACTTTCGTCCCAGAAGCTTACAGTATGCAAAAGGAGGCTGTCCCCCTTGACAGTGTTGAGAAGGGACAAAAGGCTATGGCTATTGTTGATGTCAGTTCCATTTGGTTCATTGACAACAAGTTTGGTGTGACGATCCGTCTTCAACAAGCTCTCCTTGAGCAATCCACCAAGCTCCCATCCTTTGCTTTCCAAGGTCTTGACCTCCCAGAAGAGGATGAGGTTGATGAAGAAGAAGAGGAAGTTGAAGTAGACGAAGAATAAATAATTAAATTGTAATCAAATAATTCCTCAAATTTGATATGAAACTTATGAATCAAGTTACATATGAAGTTATTCTCTCAAGAAGAATTAAGATAGATGTTGTCACACCTAAGTAATCTATATTTCAGTAGATATCGTAACAGAATGAATTTCATTGAGAATCAAAAGGATCTTACAGAAGTTATCAGGGATGGAGATGCTATCACTCTCATGAAAATGGAATGTGAGATTGTAGAATATGTGGATTATGTAATGCTTAATGAAGGGGGTGAGGAAGAATACCTAACTTTTCTGATTGCACAACATCCAGACCACAATGAAGCGTATCATATGTACCAAGCTTTTAGAAAGGTGTGTAGAAAAGAGTCACAATATCACTGGCATGAAATTATGAAAGTTATGGGTCGTTCAGTCATGTGTGGTGCTGTCATGAGTCAGAACTTAAAAGTGCTTGAACAAGCCATGTTTCATATGGATGAGAAAGAATTAGAAGATCTACTTCATGATATAGATGCCCCAGAAGTTTCAAAGTGGTATGATGAAAAATTTGTTAGTATGTAATAAGTATGGTGAAACTCGCGGACCTCGTCCACATCGCCAACAACGCCAAGACCAGTTCTCAGAAGAACGCGGTCGGTGAAGAAGTTAAGAAATTGATAAGGGGGCAAAAGGCGTGCTACCCAGAACAACAATTTTTTACAAAGATTCAAATGACACCACTCAAGATTAACAAGGCTACCCGACTCAGAGTAATCGGCAAAGGTACGTACGGTACTGTCTTCTATGGATGTCTCGATGACGAATGTAAAACACAAGTCGCCATCAAAGTCACGACAGAACCAAGTGCCCGAATGGAGTATCGCATCGCGGAAAAGTTGAGAGGTATGGGAGTGCCTCGCATGTACCACTTCAAATCGTGTGATCGCGATGATGTTCTTTATTTTGAATACATTGAGGGTGAACCCCTCGAAAAATGGATCAAAAGGAGTCAATCACCCGAAGATTATCGTCAAGTGATTTCTCAACTCATCACAAACTTGAAAGCAATTCACGAAAAGTATCCAAAGTTTAGACACCATGATCTTCATTGGAACAACATTCTCGTATTGAAGGGTAACAAACCCATTATGATTGATTTTGGTATGTCCACGATCGAAGGTATTAGAAACCCAAATGTCGTGAGTGGTGAGTTTAAGAATTCTGGTATTTACTCTGGATCGCATCAAATGTATGACGCACACTACATTCTTAACATCATATACAATTACACAAAATCTGTGCCAGTGCGTCATTTCATGGAAGACCTCTTTTCACGACAATATCTTCTTAGATCATCACCTGTTACCAAAGATTTCCGTCTCCGCCCTCTAAAACACACGGGTCTTCCAACCTATGTCCAAATCTTGAAACACCCATTCCTTCAAGCTAAGAAGAAGATCGCCATTCTCAGAAAGATTATCCCAAAAAAGACTGTGGCACTCAAACCCAAAACACCCGCGAAACCTGCCACTATGAGCGCCATTCGTCGTGCGAGGGCTGTTCTTCAAAAAGAAGCTGAAAAGAAGAAGCTTCCACCAAAGAGACCTGGTATTGCCAAACGCAAACCATCCGTGATGTCACAAGTTCGTGAAATTGAAAAGAAGATTGCGGTTAACAAACCCGAAAAGAAACAAAAAATATTCATCAACAAGAATGGTGATCTCAAAATTGACCGGCGTAAGTGTCGTCTCTACAAGAAGGAAGAATTAGTCAAAATGTTCAAATTAGATTCAAACTTAACCAAAGAACAAATGTGTAAATTCATAAAAAATATGTAATCGTATAGTATAAAATATGTGGCTTCTTGCTCTCCTCATCCTCATTGATCTTTTGATTCTCTCCCAAACAGGAAAGCGACGCCTTGATGTTACCGTCAGTGCGTCAGTTTCAAATGGAGAACAGTGGACTATTTACGGGACCATGGGCTGTGGTTGGACTCGTAAACAGTTGGAGTACATGAAAAAGGCTGATAAGCCATTCAAGTTTGTTGACTGTGAAAAAGAAGGTTGTTCAGGCATGGAAGCCTTCCCAACTCTTGTTAGCCCCAATGGGGAAAAGATCGTGGGTTACAGTGAGATTTAAGCACGGATAATGCTCAAAGAGAGAGCAAGGATGAAGGCATCAAGCATGGTAGAAATTGGCTTGAGAACGGTAATGTGCTTCACAAGGGATCGGTTCCACGCGAAACGGAGAACGAAGGTCGCGATAAGAACGTTAAGAATGAAGAGGAGAAGCTCGGTGAGCATGTCCGACTTGGTTTGAGACTTGGCGACACGGTCGAGGACTTGCATTTTACTTATTAATGATATTTTTTTCTACATACACTACAAATGAAGGACCTCCCTCTCAGTGGGTCTGAAAGAAAATTCACCAACAAACGTTGGGGAACTTCTACTGGTATAGGCAATAACAATTGTTATGCATATGCCGTGGGCGACTATGAAGCGTATAGATTTCAAAAATCTATTCCAGGTGATCGCTCGGGTCTTTCCAATAGAAACCACAACTATACACACTGTACGGGTCTCCCAAAGCGCGTTATTTCGGATAACCCCGGAAAGATCTATCGTGTGAAAGCCAATGAAAAGTGTAAGAAGGGATACTATAAAGTCATGATGTTTGTGTGTCCTGGAAGACCAACAAACTACATTCGTCAAGGCGATTTCCACTTCTATGTTCAACACAGTGTTGTGGAATACCGTGTTAAGCCAGGTGATACACAGGAATCTGTCGCCAAATTCTTCAAAATACCTTTGTCAAGAGTCAAGCGTGCTGGTAAGTTTATGCCAAATAAGAGAATCGTTTTTAGAGCCAATGTCTTCAGCCACAAGCGGGGGTGGGCCACGGGTCCACTTCTGGTTGATGCATCTGGTAAATCCATTAAGGATCCTCGTAAAGCGGATAGGAACTACCCCGGACTAAACTATGAGACGTACTGCAGCTCATTCTGCGTCAAGGACAAGGGAATCAAGGTCGGAAAGACTCATCCCAAGGTCAGACAGAAGACTGTCTAAATCTACTGTATTTTCAACATCAAAAGACATATCAAATATATCCATTATATTGAAAATGGCTTCACTCTGCAATGACACAGCGTTCGACTGCGCTGTGTAATTGTTCTGAACCGTCACCGTCACCTTAAACTGCGAAACGTCAAATACTTTTCTACATATGGGACAAGTATTCTTACCTTTACTTTTCCATTCCTCTAGACAGTGGGAATGAAACATATGTCCACATCTGATCGGAGAATTCGTCCTCGTTGATCTGACTTCATTGAGACATATGGCACATTGTGACATTCTAGAGTATGGGTTTAAAGTTTTTTTCGTGATTTAGCTCAGTTAGTAAATCTTGGACATATCGGTGTATCGATCGCATGGGTCACAGGTAGTTCGTGATTGTTCTTGAACTTTGTTAAGAAGTTCTGGACCTTGCTTTTGAAGAAGTTGACGGTAGCTGTAGTTGTCTTCAAATGTAATACCATTTTGTTTCATCAAATAGTTGTTTGTAAGTTGGGCTGAGGAATTGATGGTGAAGCATCGACCATCGGCCATACCAAGTCGTTGAGACATCTTATATTAAAATACATCTAGAAATTAATTTGCCTGTTGACAACCGTTTGAAGCCAGGAATTAAATCCCTTACTTCTGAGATGTTGGATCATTGGTTCACACTTGTGTCCCAAGAATACATCAAAGACATCTGTCTCTACGGTGGGTGACACACGAATCTGGGGATCATCGTTGATATGTTGATTGATGATATTGTAAGCAAAAGCAATCTCTTTGAGAGTTTCTGCACCTGTGATGATAATTTTGCCAGTTGAAAAGATACTTGTCGTAATTTCTTTCATATCTTGAGCGGGTTTGAACTTGATTTTGACGGCGCTGTATCTGTCTGGTTCAAAAGAAACTTTGAAAATGTCCGAGTGATTCTCAAAGTGTTGGGCCACTCGCATGAGATTGATGTTGTAGTTGAGACTGAAGTTTGAGTTGATCATGACAACTCTGAAAGAATCAACTGGAACCTGCATCTCCATTCCCAAAAAAGTCTTGAAAATGTAGGTCAACTGGGTAATGATACGCTTGCAGTCAAAGAGATCACAGCATCCAGCCACTTGAATAGAACCATTTGGGAACACCTTGACAGACTTGGTACTGTAACTATCGTGATATGTCAGAGTCACTTGGTTATAGAAGGTTGTGGGCTTCAATTTCCACTCAAAGCCACAATCTCCCTTAGTACCCGATCGTCTCAACTTGAATGTTTCCAAATTCTCAAAGATGTGGCGAAGTTTTTTAATATCAATGTCTTGGATAAAGCTTGAGACCATAGTGATTGTTGTAATCTTTATCCAAGAAGGTCTCGTTTCATCGGGAAGTTCTTTCCTAAACTCATCAAGAGTGAGAAGATAGGAAAAACTGTTGTTGGCTATTGCCGAATACATATATGTAGCAGGTTCCTCGTTTTTGTTTGATTTTGACTGGGTTGAAGTTGACTTAGGTACTAACTCCATGTATTTGTTGGAAATGTGAGAGTGTAAGTATCAGCTACAGTACTAATAGCTGGTGTCTCTTTAATAACAGTGGTACCATCAGCACCAAGGATGACTGCTTTAATACCAACGGCTCTATTTTTACAACAAGAAGTTCGGTTAGTGATGATAAGCTTTTTAATTTCTTTCACCGAACCAAGATCAACTGTCATAGAATCGTATTCACTTGGAGTTCTACCAAGGGTGTGAGCAAAATTGGTTTTATCACCATCGGTAAGATTTGACCATAAATGAGGAGCTGGATATTGTGAGCTACCCGTAACAGACTTGGAAGCCGCTAAGTTAGTGCCACTCACGTCAAATACTTCAAGTTCGGCGAGGTTTATGATTTTATTTTTATCATCAACATTACCCTCCGCACTCTCATCATAAGCAACTGTATGCTCCAATTTCACATAGCGACCTTTTGGTGGACCGCTTGGAGGAGCTGGTCCCGTAGGACCCATCGTTGTACTGGTGGTTTTCTCACCACCCATCATAGTCGTTGCTACGCTTGAAGAAAGGCAACAGACACTGAGAAGACCAACACCCGCAAGCATCGATACAACTGACATATTTGTTATACTTTACTTAGAGATTTAATTTGTTTCTATTGCAAATGACATCATTCATTAAGTCAGCCAAGGCTGTCTATGATGTTGAGTCTGAACTTGATTATGTTGAAATTGTTCACGAACGGTTTGTGAGAGGCAAAGGTTATATGACCTACATTGATTACATAAATACAAAACCCCTCGCCGATTGGGTTGTTCTCACATCTAAAACACAATCAATTCCATATGAAAAGTTCCTAGACACCATGTGTGAAAAGACCCTCGAAGTTCGCCAAAAGATGGCAGAACTTGCCGTCGAGAACATTATCGCGGATAGACAAAACATTCATACATATATTCGAGTAGCGCACGCGAGCAAAATTCTAGATCCCACATTCCAGCCACCTTGGATTAACATTAAGAGTGCTTGGCAGAGGGAGTTTATTAAAAAGTTTTGTGAAGATACCCTATTGGATCTTGTTCAAAGAACGCAAGATGAATCTCGTCTCGAGTACTTCTTTAGCGTCGTATATAGTATACAATTAGGAGAATAGCCAAAAGGAGAATCGACGCACCAATAATAGAAAACTTTGGGTTATTTGAAACACCTACAACGACCTTTTGAATAAAAGTTCTATCATTCTTTGTGAAACCAGTGTCAATGTTTCTTCGTGGGTGAAC